ATGAACGAGGCAACGAATAGCACGGCTCCGGCCGTGGGACAAGAATTGATCTGCGACCGCGTGGAGCGACTGGCATTCGAACTGTCCGAAGCTCTGGCGGAATGGAACCACGGGGCATTCATGGGAATGGTTCATCCGTCCGGCCATGCAATGGGGGTTTACTTCCGGCAGGTAGGCGCCAGCCCTGAGGCACGTCTCGCATATGCGGCGGAAGCCTATCAGAAGTGTGCTCGCGACGTGGACCCGTCCGCAACAGAATGGTGGGAGCTCCGCACGCCAGATGAAAGCTTGGCGCAGCGCTTCGTTCTTATCGGCGCACGGGAGCAAATGGCATGAGCTCCACCGTAAACACGAAGCACAAGCTGCTAGAAATCGCCGACATGATCAACACCGCCAAGAACCTCAATCGGGCGCTATTCATGGCTTGCGGTGATGTGAAGGACACGTTCGCAGTCAACGCCCTCCAGGCCCTGTCTGAAGAGATCGATGACCGAATTAAAGTCATCAGGGACTGTGTGGAAGAGCTTGGGGAGGCTTTCGCATGAGCAAGGTTACCGACGAAATTATCGACAACACCTATGATGCCATCAACCTGATGCGCATGCTTAGCCAGCGGCTCTCTGAGGGCGGGATAGACGATAATCTCGCATCTGAAATGTCCTGGCTGCTTGGCAGCACCAAGAGGCGGCTTGAGCCTGTTATCAACGTGCTTGAGCAAATCGAGAACCAGCAGACCCGCGCGATCAAAGACGCAGGCGAAGACCTCGAACTGCTTACTGAAATTATGGCCCTGACAGCGAAATTTCAGCGTCGGCGGCAAGAGCTTGAAGGGGCGGCGAAATGACGACCCCCATCGAGAAAGCCGCCATGTGGCTGTCAGATCAGAAGGAACATCCCAAGAACGTGATGCAATATCTTCGGGATAACTTTGCTCTAACCGCCTCAGAGGCGACTAAAGCGTGTACATTGGCTAATACCTTCCGATCAGAGCGGAGTACGCGCAAGTAATGGGTGTCTTTGCAGAATGGCAACCTCGCTATGCCGAGCACGGCGTAGCCACTTTTCCGGTCGGAGCCAACAAGGTTCCGGCCGTGAAGGGATATCTCAAGATTGGCTCCACAACGAGCAGCAATCTGGCACTTAAGTTTCCCGACAACGATGCATTTGGGTTCGCTTGCCGGAGGAGCAAGATCACAATTCTCGACGTGGACACCTCGGATGAACGAGTTCTTGCTGATGGCTTGGCACGTCACGGAAATACGCCATTTATCGTTAGAAGCGGCTCCGGTAACTTCCAGGCTTGGTATCGCCATAACGGCGAGACGCGGCGGGTCAGACCAGAGCCGGACAAGCCAATCGACATCTTAGGAGATGGATTTGTCGTCGCTCCCCCGTCGAGAGGCAGCAAGGGGATATACCAGATCATTCAGGGCACGATGGATGATCTCGCTAATCTCCCGAAGATGAAGGGGTTAAAAATTGACCCCAATAAGAAACAGAACACCCTCTCTCCTCCTCTCTCTGCCTCTCCCCCTGAACCCGTCAGCACAAAGGATGATGGGGCTCGGAACAACGAACTATGGCGAGAATGCATGAAAATGGTGCGTGGGTGCCGAAACATTGAGGAGCTGATGGTGAAGGCGATGGACAACAACAGGCAATTTTACGAGCCGCTGCCCGCCGATGAAGTTCTTAAAATCGTCGCGTCGGCATGGAGCTACGAAGTCGAAGGAAAGAACTGGTTTGGGCACGGTCACCGGGTAGTCGTGGGGCATACCATCGTAGACCAGTTGGCCGCAGCGGATCCGCGCGCATACGCGCTCTTCTCGCTCCTACAACGTCATCATTGGGGGCGAGATTTCCACCTGACGAAATCTTACGCATCGGCTCTGGGCTGGGCGATCAATACCTTTCGGGCGGCTCGCGACACGTTGTTGGACCGCGGATTGATCGAGTGCATCCATCCTGGCGGCCGGGGACCTAATGATCCGCCTGTCTACCGGTTCACAAAGGCCGGAGGCGCAGCATGAGCGAAGACGTCAACCCCGATGATGTCGCCAAGCTCCGCGCCAAGTGGGGCCTTGACCAGTTGTCGAAAGAGGACGCGAAAGCCTTGGCTGTGGTGCAAGAACAGAAGCCGCCGGCAAAATTGCTTGTCAGGAAAGAGCGGATCTGGGGCTCTTCGGGCATGCACTTTCGCTGGTTCCTGATCGGCGTGGATGAGGACGGCACCCGGCGCCTGCCTTTCACGACGACGAGCGACGGCGTGGCCTACAGCGAAGTGCAGCGATACCAAAAGCTCGGCGTGCCGCTCGAAGTGATGAAGGAGGTGGAATTTGAATAAACTGAAGGCAAGGAGACGGAAAGATGAGCGTTAAGGCCGAGATGGAGCGCATTGCTCACATGATCGATTTTTTAAAGGCGATGCCCAACCCCACGGAAAAAACGCCGGAATTGATTGCTTTCTACGACGCGAAACTGGGTGAACTTATGAAGAAAACAGATGAGTTCAAACGCTACCTCAATGCGTCTGGAAAGTGGGTGGTGAACAGATTGGGAGATACAGAGGACGACTTATGAACCAACCGAAGCTGACAGCCGCACGCCTTGACGCGATGCTCGGGGTCTCCGCTAAGCCGCCGGGCAATCCCTCACGGATCATTTGGACATTGCCAGCGATCGGCCGCCGGATCGGCGTCGGTGCCGACTTTGTGCGCGACACATTGGCAAAACAAGAAGGCTCCCCGGTCAAAGAGATCGGGGGGCGGTATTATGCGTTCGAAGATGATTTAATCCAATTTCTTAGGAAAGGTGTTTAAATACTCGAGATGCAGATCGTCGCGAGCGATTTTTACGATATCATCTCGTGCAGCAAGAACCAGTTTCCACTCGTCATCTATGTGATCAACAAATGAAACATGGTCGTGATCATCATTTCGAGCTAGATTTTGGACCAATGTCTTGATTTTTTCCGCTACGAACGGAGGGAGTATCAGCATAGCGAGGCTATGTGCTTCCTCTAATTTTCGCCGAGCATTCCAGTATGATTGAAGCTGTTCTTCTCCTGTGGCGCCACGAGGAGCACGTCGCGTTATCTCTTGGTCTTCCCACTCGGCCAACACGTTTAATAGGGTTCCGAGAGCAGTAGTAACGTCGCTGTACGCACCAAGCCGTCTCTCCCAGTGTTTTTCTCGCTGGTAACGGAGCTGTGCCCATTTCACCGCTCGCCAAGCGATGAAAAGCGCTCCGCAAAATTGGAGGAGCAATTTTGCTGCCTCAAACCATACGTTCCACCAGTAGTCCATCTGTGATTACCCTCTAAAACCCTGAAATCCCTCCTTAAACCATTACGCGATTCTGCCGGGGATGCGCCATAAACTGGTGCATGAGATGGAACCCATTCAAACGCGAAAAGAAAGCCCTGACGGACGAGAAAATCCTTGAGATGCTCGGCGGGGGTATGCCGACCGCAACAGGCATTGCCGTATCGGCAGAGAGCGCCTTGCGGGTGCCGGCCGTTGCCGCTGCTGTCCGCACCATTTCCGAAGCCGCTGCTTCTCTCTCGGTCAAGGTGGTCGAGATTGCAGAAGACCGAACCGAGACGGAAGTTCCCGATCACCAAGTTCTCGCCCTGCTGCGCGACGACGCCAACGAGTGGACATCCGGCTTCGAGTTCATCCGCTCCATTATGGTCGATGCCCTTTGCCGAGATCAGGGCGGCCTCGCCTACGTCAACCGTGTGGGCGCCGAAGTCCGAGAAATCATCCGGTATCGCCCCGGCTTCATCAACGTCGATTACCCTGACGACACGCTCCAGCCCCGCTATCGGACGAACGGCATTCTTCGCAACGCCAACGATGTGATCCACCTCCGCGGACCGTTTGACAAATCACCCCTCACCCTCTGCCGCGAAGCGATCGGCGTTGCGATGGTGATGGAGCAACATGCGGCCCGCCTGTTCGGTCGCGGCGCTCGTCCAGGCGGTGTGATCGAGAGTGAGAAGCCTATCGGCGCCGACGGTGCGAAAGCCATGATTGCTGGCTGGAAGGCTGCGATGGAAGGCAGCGAGAACAGCGGCAAGACAGCTATCCTGTGGGACGGAGCGAAGTGGAAGGCCATGACGCTCTCCAGCGTTGACGCCCAGTTCCAGCAGCTCCGGCTGTTCCAGCTTCAGGAAATCGCCCGCGCCTTCAATATCCCGGCCTCCCTTCTGGGTGACATGACCCGCGCCACATGGAGCAACGCGGCCGAGATGCAGCGCCAGTTCCTCCAGCTTTGCCTTGAGCCATGGCTGCGCGCCCTCGAAAGCGCGCTGCGCCGTGCCCTATTCTCCAAGGAAGACCGGAAGAAATACGCCATCCGCTTCGACCGTGACGACTTCACGAACGTGGACCTGACGGCTCGCGCCACGGCGATCAGCAGCCTCGTCTCATCTCGCGTCATCAACCCGAACACGGCCCGCGAGTGGCTGGACCTGCCGCCCTACGACGGCGGCGACGAATACGCGAACCCGAACACCGGATCGAGCCAACCAGGCGTAGGCCACAACGGCGGCCCGAAGCTGGATGCCGACGAAACCGGCAACCAAGACGATCCCGACAAGGAGCCGAACAATGACGCTTGATGAAATCCGCTCCAACCTTGCAGATCAGGATCAAGGCCGCTGGCTGGAAGTGGTGGACCCGTGGGAAGGCAAGCCCATTGGCCTCCGCCTGCTCATCGCTGGCCCGGATAGCCAAACGCAGAACAAGGCCCGCATCGCCATGATGGACGAACTGGCTGATGCTGCTGATGCGACTGGCAAGGCATCCTTCGAGGCCCGTGAAAGGGCCCGCATCAATTGTCTGGGCAGATGCGTCTTGAACTGGGAGAACACGGACGAAGGCAAGCCGATACCTTTCTCCCAGCAGGCGCTCTTGGTGTATCTCCGGGTAGAATGGATCCAGGCGCAGGCCGATGCCTTCGCCGCCGACCGCGCCAACTTCCGCAGTGAGGTGGCGTGATGGATCGCATCTTCATCGAAACCAAGATGATTGCTGACGATGCTGGCACCGTGTCCGGCCTCGCATGGAAGTTCGGCACGCCTGACCGTGTTGGTGACTGGATCGAGCCAGGCGCTTTCAAATCCGCGAAGCTGCCTATCCCGATGCTGTTCGGCCACGACATGAACGATCCGATCGGCACATGGGATATCGCCACCGAGAAATCGGACGGCCTGCACATCACCGGCAAGCTGTTGGTGGACGAGGTTGCCCGCGCTCGCGAAGTTCGGGCCTTGGTCAAATCCGGCGCCGTTCGTGGCCTGTCCATCGGCTTCATCACCAAAGCCTCAAGCCCCCGCACTGGTGGTGGCCGTCTCATCAAATCTCTTGAGCTTCTGGAAGCGTCTCTCGTGACGATCCCGATGCACCCCGGCGCGAAGGTGACTTCGGCCAAGTCGGCAGTAGAGGCGATTTCGATTGCCGCTGCCATCAACCGCGCAGCCGCGCATATCGGAAGGAACTGACATGCTGCATGTCACGAAACAGGCGCTGCTCGGCAGCGTGGCAATCATGGAACGAAAGGGCGACGATGACGATCCGTTGTCCATCGTCACCAAGTCACTCGCGGACCTGCAGAAGGCCGTGGACGAACGCCTCAAGAAGGTCGAAGGCGGCACTGAGCTGAAAGCGCTGATGGACCGCATTGCCGAACTCGAAACCAAGGCGAACCGCCCCGGCGGCAAGAAGGACGCGAACGAACAGATCGAGCTGGAGCGCAAGGCTCTTGCATCCATGCTGCGCTCTGGTCTCGCCGCTGCGATCGAGGACGCAGGCGGCGTATTCGAAGCCAAGGCGGCGGCATCGTCTGACAGCGACCCGGCCGGCGGCTATTTCGTCCTGCCGACCATTGATCTGTCGATCCGCACGCTGCTCACCGATCTGTCGCCTCTGCGCAGCCTTGCCGAGGTTGTCAGCATCGGCAGTGGTGACAAATACGAGCGCTTCTACTCGATGGGCAAGCGCGGCGCGCAGTGGGTGGCCGAGCGTGATGCTCGCCCGCAGGACACGGCCCGCCCCGAACTGATCAAGCAGAGCTATCCGGTCTCGGAACTGTATGCGGCCCCGGTGGCAACCCGTCACCTGCTCGATGATGCAGCCACCGATATCGCTTCCTGGCTGATCAACAACGCCACTCACGACTTCGCTGAAACCGAAGGCGAAGCGTTCATGCGCGGCGATGGTGTCGAAGGCAAGCCCCGCGGCCTGCTCGACTATGGCACGACCGCCGAGAAGGATTTCACACGCGCCTGGGGCAAGCACCAGCATGTGGAATCGGCCGCCCTCTCCAGTGGCCAGTTGACCGCCGCACAGTGGACCGACGTGCTTATCCGCCTGATCGGCGCTCTCCGTCGCCCCTACAAGTCGAATGCCCGTTTCCTGATGAACACCAACACGGCCACGGTCATCCGTAGCATTGTTGATGCCAATGGCCGCGCGCTCTGGGCACCGACCGGCAACCTCATCGAGGGCATCGAACATCCCCTGCTCGGCTATCCGGTCGAGATCGATGAAGGCATGCCCGACATCGCTGCCGGTGCGCTACCCGTGGCTTTCGGCGACTTCCGTCAAGGTTACGTCATTGTCGATCGCCAGGGCGTTCGTGTGAACCGCGACGAGCTGACCCAGAAGGGCCGTGTGGTCTTCGACGTCTACAAGCGCGTGGGCGGCGGTGCCGGCGACTTCAACGCCATCAAGTTCCTCAAGATCAAGGCATAAGGAGGATTCCAATGCGCAAGGATCTTTATTCCAACTTCGCAGCGGTGCAGGCTCTGGCCTCTGCATCGACCAGCGCGGCCGGCGACGGTACTGTCATCGACCTGAAGGGCTTTCAGTCGGCGCTCTTCCTCGTCAACACGGGCGCAATCACCAGCGCGGGCGATTTCTCGTTCAAGCTTCAGGAAAGCGACCAGTCCGGCTCCGGCTTTACGGATGTAGCTGCCGCTGACGTCATCGGCACGGCTCCGGCCACCATGGCAGCAACCACGGCCTACAAGCTCGGCTACCGTGGCAAGAAGCGGTATATCCGCCTCTCGGTCACCAAGGCCGGTGGCACGTCGATCCAGATGGGCGCCGTTGCCATCCTTGGCCATCCGCATATCGCTCCGGTGGCCTGACATGCCGACACGCGCTCCCTCAGTCTGCGGACACTGCAACAAGGCTCATCCCCGTGGTGAGACCTGCCAAGCAGCCGCACGCATCCAGAGGGAGTGCAAAGCCCGCCACGACCAGAAGCGCCCCAGCGCCCGCCAGCGTGGCTATGACAGCACATGGGAAAGGGAGGCCAAGGCTTTCCTATCCCTCCCTCAAAACGAGTTCTGCCAGTGCGGGGCAAAGGCAACCGTCGTGATGCACGTCAAGAGCATCCGTCAGCGCCCAGACCTGCGCATGGTCCGATCCAACTGGAAGCCGGGTTGCCAGAGGTGCAACGCCATCGACGCCGCGCATGAACGGCGCACCCTTGAAAGGACAAGCAAATGACCATCAACGCGACGGCCGGTGCGAAAATCTTTATCGGCACCACAAAAGAACAGAAGGAGGCGGACTATGTCCTGGCTGACTTCTCCGCTGCCAATGCAGTCACATGGAAAGAGATCGGAGAAGTCGAAGGTCTCGGTTCTGTGGGCGATACCAGCGAGGCCATCAACTTCACCTCAATCGGATACAACCGTACCCGTGTTATTAAAGGCCCACGGTCTGCCGGCACTATGGAGCTGGTCATGGGCATCGACTATTCCGATCCAGGCCAGCAGGCTCTCATCGCCGCAGAGAAGACCATCCACGACTACGAATTCAGGATCGTGCTCAACGACGCGCCTGCAGGCGGCACCCCTTCGGAGCGTCTGTTCATCGCAAAGGTCATGGGCCAGTCCGAACAGTACGATGCAGCCAACAGCGTCATGAAGCTGAACGCCTCCCTCGGTGTCAACAGCAACGTGGTTCGTGTGGATGCTGAAGCGTGATCAATCATGGCCCTTCTGGCTGAGATATTCGCGGCCAGCGACGGTGACATGCCACGCCATGTCTCTGCGATCAACGAACCTGTGGTTTACCAGGTCGCTGATGGCGTCGTCATCAGGCCAGGTAGACGGAGTACGAGCCAGACGTTCGAGAAGGGCACGGGCTGCAGCGGACAAATTGGGTTTGGTCATTGGAGATTCCTAATCAAATCGAGACTTCATTACGCTGTGGAGTTTCTCACGATTGGAAAATCTTGGCCACCGCCCGGGGGTGGTAATCAACTTTCGACCCCTCAAGGGGACCGGCGGCGGGTCCATCGTGCGAAAAATTTCCGATTTGGCTCTGATTTTGTGAACGGGTGAAAGGAGACTGTTCAATGATTGTGACCGTTGAACAATTGAAGGAACAGTTGAACGCGACTGTCATACCCGGTGAGACAATTCCGCCGCCGGTATTCAACGATGACGCGCTGATCGAGCGCAAGATCAAGGCCGCCCAGAACCATATCGAGCGTCTGCTTGGCTTCAAGATTGAGGAGACCTATGGCGGCGCGGATCAAGGCCCAATTCCGTCGGCGCTGGTTGAGGCCGTATGTCAACTGGCGGCGCATTGGTACGAAAACCGGGAAGCAACCCTTATCGGTGTGAACGGCCAGGAACTGCCCTTCGGCGTATGGCAGATCGTCAACGAATACAGGGAGTATAGCTTTGGCTGACGATGGTGGAATCGGTCGGATCAAACAGCGCTTGGCGATGATCCCGAAGAACGTCCGCGCTGCGATGGTGCCGGAGCTGGTGAAGTCGGGCAACGACCTGGCCGTGACAGCGCGCATCCTCGCACCACGCGACACAGGCGCCCTACAGGAGAGCATCACGGTAACTCCGGGTGGATCGAACACCCCGCCCTACTCCACGCCCGGTGGCCGCGTCACGGTGCCGGAACTGGCCGTCGCTGTGACCGCTGGAAACAAGGATGTGAGGTATGCGCACCTCGTAGAATACGGCACGCAGGAGGCCGCAGCGCAGCCGTATTTCTGGCCTGCCTTCCGTCTCCTCCGCAAGAAGATTACAGGCCGCATCAAGCGCGCTGCTGCCAAGGCTGTGAAGCAGAACTGGGGTAGCAAATGAGCGCTGAACTTGCCCTGCAGAAAGCCATCCGTGCCCGTCTCATTACTGACGCCACCGTCACCAATGTTGTGCCGGCCGCCAACATCCTCGACCGCAACGAGCGCCCGAACCCGCGCCCATCGATCGTCATCGGTGAGGGCCAGAGCATAGACGAAGGCGACAGCATCGCCCGCACGCTGACACGGGTTTACATGGACCTGCATGTCTGGGTCGAGGAACCATCCACCGAGATCAGCAAGCGCATTGTCGGCGCAATCCGCAAGGCAGTTCAAAGTGCAAATTTGCATCTTGATCCGGTCTTCCACTGCGCAGACTGCCGTATCCGCGGCTCCCGCTTCCTCCGCGACCCAGACGGCCAGACCAGTCACGCCGTCGTCACCGTCGACGCACTTGTGCAGGAGGTCGCATGAGATCCGGAAACCTTGATCGCTCCATCACCGTCCAGAGCTTCACCAGCACCGTGAACGACTACGGCACGCCTATCGAGACGTGGACCGATGTCGCGACCGTGCGCGCCCAGATCATCCAGAGCAGCACCGAGGAGTACCTGACCAACGGCGCCAGCGACACCACGTCCATCATCTTTCGCACACGTTACTTCGGGACGATTGTCCCTAAGTCTCGCATCATCTTCGAGGGCGAAGAATACAACGTCCGCGAGGTCAAGGAGATTGGCCGTCGCAAGGGCCTGGATCTGCGCTGTGAACGCAAGGTGTCCGCATGAGCAGCAAAGGGACACGCGGCGCAAAGGCCACACTGAAGGCCATCGACGGCGGATTGAAGGGCATTCCCAAGCCGCCTGACAGCATCCCAGATGATCGCGTTCCCGAATGGAACACGATTGCAGCCGAACTGGTGGAGCGCAAGCTGTTGACCGCTTCCATGCTTGGCGTTCTCGAAACGTACATCGTCGCGCTGTGGACCGTGCGCGAGTGCCAGAAAGCAATTGCCGAACACGGCCTCCTCGTCACCACCGCTCACCAGATGATGAAGCCTAACCCCGCGAGCGGCATCATGGCGAAGTCGATGGAGACCGTCGCACGCCTGTCCGCAGAGCTCGGCCTGACGCCGGCCGCCCGCTCGAAGCAAGGCTTCCAAGGAAAGAAAGGGGAAGCCGATGATCAAGGCGCGCCGGCCGGCTTGGCTGTTTGATGACAGCGAGATCGAAGACCCCTTTGGCTACGGCGAGCGCGCCGTGGACTTCCTGCGCCGCTTGAAGCACCCCAAGAGTGCATCTGGCAGCTTCGACTTGCCGCGACATTGGGAAAGGATTGTGCGCCGCATCTATGGCCCGTCATTCCCCGACGGACGCCGACAGGTTCGAACCGTTTTCGCGCTGCTCCCGCGTGGCGCTCGCAAGACGACGCTCGGCGCTGGCCTTGCTCTGCTTCACACAGCCGGATGGGAACGCAAGCCCAGCGGTCAAGCAATGGTCGCGGCCTCTGCCGAGGAAGACGCAGCGATCAGCTACGAGGAAGCCGTTGGCATCATCAAGGAAACCGACTGGCTTGGCGAGAGCCGGTTCAAGCTGAACGAGAGCACGTTCATTCTGGAGCACAAGCTATCCGGCGCGAAGTTCCGGGCTCTGGCATCAGGCGGGAAAGGTAAGTTGGGCAAGACGCCGCAGTTCGTTCTCGCTGACGAGCTTATCGCATGGGAAGGTGACCGATCGCGTAAGACATGGCAGGCACTCCGCACCGGCATGAACAAAGCCAAGGGCGCACTTCTCGTCATCATCACACAGGCAGGTCGTGGACAGGAGAACCTTGCGTTCGATCTGCTCGGCTATGCGCGCAAGGTCCAATCCGGTGAAGTCGAGGATCCGAGCTTCCTCCCGATCCTGTTCGAAACCGATCCGGCTGAAAAGTCGAAGTGGGAAGGTGGCGACGTCGAGGAGTTTGACGACTGGGAAGATGAACGCCTCTGGCACTTCATGAACCCCGGCCTTGAGTTGGGCTATCCCGATATCGACGGCCTGCGCGACTACGCCAGAGAAGGCCGAGAGCGGCCCGCAGAGCGCGATGCGTTCCGCCAGTACCATCTCAACACATGGCTCGACTACAGCGCGTCTCCGTTCGTCTCCATGCCGGTCTACGATGAGGGGAACTTTCGTCCAGATTTGGACGAATTGGAAGCGAACCAGACGCCTTGCTATCTCGGCGTGGACCTTTCCAGCACCAGCGACTTAACCGCCGTTGTCGCGGCTTGGGGCGACCGTGAGAGCGGCTACGTCGTTCACCCGTGGTTCTTCCTGCCGAAAGACAACATCCTCCGCAAGGCAGGCCAGGACGGCGTGAACTATGCTGTATGGGAGGAGCAAGGCCTCATCACCCTAACCGAGGGCAACGTGGTGGACTTCCATGCCGTCGAAGCCGAGATCGAGGAAATCTGCGCCCGGTTCAACGTCAGAGAAATCGCATTCGACCCTCACCTTGCCCGCAACTCGCTGAACAATCTTCAGGACAAGGGTTTGCCCGTGGTCGAGTTCCGGCAAGGCTGGGTGTCCATGTCACCGGCCATCAACGAGCTTGAGCGCGCCATCCTCGCCCGCCAGTTCCAGCACGGCGGCCATCCTATCCTGCGCTGGCACTTCGACAACATTGCCATCCGCACCGACATTGCCGGCAACCGGAGCTTTCACAAGAGCAAGAGCAAAGACCGCATCGACGGCGCCGTGGCGACCGCGATGGCCGTTGCCCGCTGCGCTGCCGGTGAAACGAACATTTCCTCTTACGACACCTTTGACGGTGACATGGACGATTGGAGCTACGCATGAGCCAGACCGACGAAGAACGCCTTGTCATTATGCTTGAGGCCCGGATCAAGGATCTCGAGCGCAACATGGCGAAGGCCAGCGGCACCACGGAGCGCGAGTTCCGAAAGATGTCGATGTCTTCCAAGCGTGCGACCGACCAGATGGAGAAGGACGCCATCAGATCGACCACGCGCATCAATCAGGCCATGGCTACGGTCGGCACCAAGATCGGCGCCGTCGGCAAGGCGTTCAGCGCTGGCGTGTGGGGCGGTATCGCTGGTCTTGGTGTGGCTGGTGTCGTCGGCACGCTAGCCAGTCTCGCAAAGGGCATCTCCGAAGTAGGCGATCAGGCCAAAATTGCCGGCGTCAACGTCAAGGCTTTTCAGGAGCTGAAATATGTTGCCGAGCAAAACCGGATCGGCGTTGACGCGCTGACAGATGGCCTGAAGGAGCTCAACCTCAGGGCTGACGAATTCATCCTTACCGGCCAAGGCTCGGCGGCCGAAGCGTTCCAGCGTCTCGGCTTCTCGGCGGAAGACCTGAAAAAGAAGCTCGAAGACCCCTCTGCCCTATTCACCGAGATCATCGGCAAACTGGGCAAGCTTAGTAAGGCCGCACAGATCAGAATCGCTGATGAGATTTTCGGCGGAACTGGCGGTGAGAAGTTCGTCCAGCTTATCGACCAGGGCGAGGCCGGAATCCGAGATACGATCAAGGCGGCGAATGACCTTGGCATCGTCATGGACCAGCAGCTTATCGAGCGCGCTGCCGAGGTCGATCGCCGTTTCAACCAGATCGCCAACACGGTCGGATCGACCTTGAAGAGCGCTATCGTCTCGGCTGCCGACAGCCTGGCAGAGTTCATCGACGGCTTCCGCGCCTATCAAGACCAGATGAGCACCACGCTCCAGAATACCCAGCGCGAAATCGGCATGAAGCGGCTGGATCTCGAAAACAAAATCCTTGAGGCTCAGAACAAGGGATGGGCGACGGATGCGCAGCGGACCAAGGCAGTTGGCCAGTACCGCATCGAGCTTGAGAAGCTGAACCAGGAAGACGCCAAGATCACCAAGGCGATTGGCGATAAACTGCAGCCGATGCAGCGAAGCGGCAACGACACATGGACGCCGCCCGACTATAAACCACCCAGCAAAACAAAATCCTCACGCTCGGCGTCCACGACGCAGGCCGAACGCGAGCGCAAAGCCGTCCAAGACCTCATAGCTGAGCTTGAGGAAGAGCTTCGCATCGTCAACCTATCCGACGCTGCAAAACGCGCCTCTGCAGCCTCCAGACAGGCAGGAGCGGCGGCCACGGATGATGAGCGGAAAAAGGTCATCGCGCTCAACGAAGCAATCTTTCAGGAACAGGAAGCCCGTCGCAAAGCCGACGAGCAAACGCTCCTGTATCCCGACCTTACACGGGCCGGACTCGATGACCTGTTCAGTGCAATCGAGCAGGGAAAGAGCTTCTGGGAAGCGCCGGGCGACGTTGCCGTGAACAGCCTCAAGCGCATCGCGGACACGATGCTTGACGACGTGCTCGACAGCATCTTCCAGGTCAACAAGGCAGCATCAGGCGGCGGGAGTGGCGGCGGCTTCTTTTCGAGCCTCTTCAGCGGCTTGTTTAGCGGCGGTGCCGGTGGCAAGAGCTTCTTTCCGACCGCTCCAGGCGCGGGGCTATTCGCTAATGGTGGCGCCTTCCCCAATGGCATCAACGGCTTCTCAAACCAGATTGTCAGCAAACCTACCATGTTCGCTTTCGCCAGCGGTGCGGGGCTGATGGGCGAAGCTGGGCCTGAAGCAATCATGCCTTTGAAGCGTGATAGCGCCGGTCGTCTCGGCGTGTCGGTGAATGGTTCCAACTCTTCGGGTGCCGGCGGTTCTGGGAACACGTCTGGCGGCTCCTCGGAGGTGCTTGTGAAGCTCTCGCCTGAACTGGTGGGGGAAATCCTCAAGCAGGCGCAGGGCCAGTCGGTCAAGCTCATCACCCAGAACAATAAGGACACTCGCAACTTCAAGAGCAACGGCGGGAACGATTACTGATGGCGGATATTCAAAAGCTCCTCTGCGCCGAACTGAAGCGCCAACTCGAAGGCAAGGGTGTTGCCATGGTGGCAATACCAGCCGGCGGTGAACTGCTGTGGAAATGGTTCATGGCCCTGCACAAGACCAGGCAGGCTGGCGTGAACGGCCCGCAGCCGATCACCTACGCGGAAATTGTGGCCTACAGCCATATTAACTCCCTCCCGATCGAACCGCGCCATGTGGCCATCCTGATCGCCATGGATCAGGCCTATCTCGAAACGGTCTACAAGAAGCAGCCGCAGGCACCAGAAGGCGTGAAGGTTCTCCCGCCGGTATCGAAGGCTCCAATCACGGCCGGTTTGTTTGATGCGATGTTTGGAGGCCAATAATGGGTGCGGCAAAGGGCAGAGCCAATTCCGGTTTCGTGGACGGCTACAAGTCGGGTTACACTGATTACCGGTATGGAACCCCGAAGAAGAAGGTTTCACTCGCCCCGGTGTTTCGCGGTGATGAGCGCAAGCGTGTCATCAACGAGGTGATGGACGCCCTGAAAGACTGGAGGGATTCGCCGTTTGAAAACGAGGGCGCACTCAGATCTGGGATGCGATCCGCGCTCTGCCTCAAGGGCTATTCATGGGAAGTATCTGACGCGGAAGCCGCTGCTTTGCTAACAGCATCATTCCAGCACATTGGCGCTCAACGCCCTCTCTGGGACCAGGGTCAGCGCGAGCACACCGAAAGTGATGGCCGGTGCATCTGGTGCTTCTGCGAAATAGAGCAGAGCGAATGGGGGACGCGGTCTAAGTTCTGTTCCGCGGAATGTGCGACACAAATGAGAGCCGTGCGCGGTGGTGAGTGGAACCAGAGAGTTAGCGGCGTCGCCCGTGACGCGCTGCGCATCGTAAAGCGCCAGGCCCTGCCCCAAATCGAGTGCCTTCACTGTGGCACATCGTTCCGGCCGGAGAGCATGGACAGTCGCGGCAGGAGGTTTTGTTCCCCGGCCTGCGCTGTCCGCTTCGTGCGACCTGGGCGACAGGCGGATTGCGTGCAATGCGGCAAGCAGTTCCTAATGACGAACCCTTCGCAGAAGTTCTGCGGTAAGGGTTGCTACTCCGTCCATCAAAGGTTGCTCAAGCCGAAGGAATGCCTTCACTGCAAAACCATGTTCAGGCCCAAAAGCAGGAAAGCGTTGTACTGCAGCACGCCGTGCAGGGACGCGATGGCACGGCCGGCGATCTACCCTTGCACATGCGCGTGGTGCGGTGTCAGATTTATGGGTAAGCACACCACTTCAAAGTTCTGCTCCGTCAACCACAAGAGCATGGACTACCAGCAGCGAACTGGCAGAAAGAACCTGAAGCGGCCAGTCGCCGCCATTATCCCGTTCGTGCCAATGCACATGCTCACGGCCGAGGTGTTCGACGGATGGTTCAGGAGGGCGGCTTGAGGTTTTGAATAAGCGGCTTGGCCGAGAAATGAGGCCGCCGCCAGCATATTTCTACTGTTGCCGGCCAGGCTGGTCCGTTTCAAGTCGAAGCCGCCAAAACTTCCCTGATCTCTCATACACAGCATTTGGAGTAAGTTTGTTAAAACGGGTCAGCACACCTTTACCGATGCAGAGATTAGACTTTTCATCAAAATAGACCAGGGATCCGTTGTTCAGCATGAATAAATGGCTCGCTGCTCCCTCCTGATACAAGAAGCCAAGCCTAGTGAACTCTCCAAGCATCCACTGTGCGGCTTGTTCTTCGGTCATGGGGACGGTGCCACATAGGGCTTCAAGCTATCTTCAGAGAAATAACCTGATTCTCTGGAGGCACCTTTGAACCACACGCACATGTACTTCTGCTGGTGTGAGGACCAGTCTTGAACAGTCATAGGCGGTCCGCCCGATTTAAGCTGAACCAGATCTCCGCCCTTAAATTCGTTACCCATCATTTCTCTCCTCGATATTAAACTGTTTTCCAAAATTTCCTGAAGTGTTCGCTGTCGATTAGACGAAAGAACCAGGATTGTACGGTGGCTTGTCGAGCGCTCTCTGGTCTTGGATTGCTCTATCGATCACCTCGATCTGCTCTTGGACCGAAATGAGATTTCCTGTCAGTCTCCGCGAAGCCGCTATATGGTCGGACTCGATACATTCTACGATCTCTGCGGCCAATTCGCCTCTTACGCTGACTAGGTGCGCTCTGATTTTGGTTAAGTTCTCCAGTGACATTTTTACCCTCCAGTTTCTTGGCCGCCGGCCATTTTATACAGTGCTTCGCTATATGGGAGACGAACTAGCATCCTTCCGTTTTGCAAGATGCCTGCCAAAGCTCCAGCGGAGCAGAAGTCATTGCCAGGCTTCCCCGTGCGGGCACAGAACGCTTGCGGGCTATCGATGAGGTTGAGGTTAGAGGCGTTGGCGACGATGAGCGTGGCCGGCGCGAGCTGCGCGGAATAGTTCGGCGCCGTGACGACAATCCGAACGCCGCCGACAACGAACAAGCCGCCGATCAACACAACGATTAAAGCGGCCGGTAGCCAGATTGATCTCACGGAATGCCCCCACACCTTGTAGACGCAAACTGCCAGAATACACGTTAGAGTCAATCAGAGAGCGAAATCGTCGGGAAGTTTTTTGTGCAAGTGTCGCTTCCTCCATCCCTCGTAGGAATTAATATCAGCGTATTCATATTCTTCACGCGCCGGCTTAGGGGCTGTGTGTGGCGAGACGGAAAACTTTCGCCCATCCATCTCAACGGATACGGTAACGCCCTCCGACTTCGCGATCGCCGCCATCCGCTTCAATTCGGCCTGTGTAATGGGTGTTCTCTTTGTCATAGGCTTGCCCGCCATTCGTCGTCATCATCCTGTCCCACCTCATCCGTGGGCCACTCAAAGAGCGCAGCTTCAATCTCGGAGATTAGCCACACCTTGCGTGTGTGCCACTTCCGCGGTTTTGGAAGGCAACCCTCTCTCACCATTGCATCAACTGTGTTTGGGCTCACCCCAATTGATATCGCGACCTCTGCCCTATTCAGGCAAAGGCGCGGAACAGATCGAACCTTTGAGGCGGTCATTCACCAAACCTCAGGCAATGCTTGCGAGGCAATGAAATTGCGCATTTCTTCCACAGCGTCGTCTTGTAGTGGGGCGACATGGATTGATCCGTCGCGATTGAGTTTGACGATGACGCCTTTCTCTTTTGCTATGTCGGCGGCCAGGCGAATCGCCGCTTTGTTCCAATGAAATATTTGGTTTCTATCGCTCATCGATACGCTTCTCCATGTTGCAACCCATGTCGCATGGACTAGCCGGAGCCACAGGGAATCGCCCGGAAACCAAGGGAACCATAGCGCAACATAACGCGACATGAAAAACCCACAGCGAGAAGGCTTTTCATCAATAAACATTTGATTTTATTGGTGAAATTTTTGGAGGCCTCGCCCGGAATTGAACCGGGGTACAAGGATTTGCAGTCCTCTGCGTCACCACTCCGCCACGAGGCCTCACACGCTCATCAATGGAGCGATGGCGGGCATTTAGAACGAATCCATTTGGGGCGCAAGAGGGATCGTTCCGAATGTCGTGTTTTTTCAGCCGGGTACGTGGAGTTCAACCGCCCACCTTGTCTAAGCCACTAAGATGACATGGCTTTTCACGTCATACCGTTGCTCCAGACGAAAAATTGCCCGCAGCCGAAGCACTTTCGACTGCGGGCAACCCGTGCGTTTTCAGGAACGGTCGATCAAATCCGTCCCATCAGAACCAGGATCAGCACGATGACCAGCACCAGTCCGAGACCGCCCGAAGGGCCGTAACCGTAATTATGATAACCCCAGCTTGGCAGCGCGCCGATGAGGAACAGAATGAGCAGGATGACGAGGATGGTGCCGAGCATGTTTAACCCTCCACTATTGGCATGTGTCCGACTGTTTCAATGACGCAGCGCGTGAAAAGTTCCCTCTTCCAGCCTCTCCAGCAGGCTGAAAGAATGAAGGCAGACGTGCCGTTTCAACAGGTTACACCGCTTTTTCCCAGACATGATGGTTCGGCCGGAAGAGGCGTGCCGTCCCCGCGCCTGGCGGATCAATGTCCCGGACAGTGAAGATGAGAAACTGCGCACAGTCTCGCGCGTCAAATTCATCGCGAGTTCTGGATCGCTGCAATTTATTCGAGGTAATTTCTCGCTCTATGTCTATTTTCGGTTGTCCGCCATAGTGAAGACAGTCCCCCGTACCCTGAAACCGGCGGGAGACGGAGAGATCCGGCTTCGCTGGCAGTGCGCCGGATCTCTCCCGCCCCCTCCCTCGCTCCGTCCCACTCCTGCCGTAGGCAGGTCGGCACACGTACATGTGACCGACGACCATGCGTGCTACCCCTTGCCTCGTCTCAGCCTCTCCGGATAGACCCCCGTGACGGGAGGGAGAAACGAGAATCATATGTCCGGTTTTGCGAACCTCATCCCGCTTTTCATCTTTGGCTTCCTCGTCTATTTTTTCTTTCGCTGGGTCGCGCGCGACATTCAGAACCCAAAGCGCAAGTAGTCGGAAGGAATAATACTGCCGCATCCGCCGCTTCCGGGAACCTCCGCGCCTCCATATCGTTCTTGCAGATGGACCTCGGAGGACAGGATGAAAACGCTCGCATCATCGGCCGCAATAGCCCTTTCGCTCGCGCTTGCGGGATGTACGACCGCCGGTCCGGCACCCTATGTGGAGCCCATTCCCGGGAGCATCATCTATAAAGGCCAGCCGCGCACGAAGCTGACGAAGTCACCGATCGGCAGCACCTTCACCCATGAGTTCCGCATAGACAGCAGCACAAGGGCGGTGGAAACCTATCGCATCGCGCCGGATCGCTCGCTGGAACTCATTGACCGGCGCATCCTTCGCGAATGGCTGTTCGGACGCGACGACTGACCGCACCGGTCGGCTTCGAAACGGATTGCGCATCCCGCCGGCTTCGTTTAGAGCCGGGCGCGAAACCAACATGGATAAGCGATGAACACGCGCTGGCAGAAACCCGTCCTGATCGCCTTCGAAACGCCGGGTGACTATACGAGCATCGAAACAACCCAGGCCGCCTCCTGGGCCCTGATCGAGGACTGGCCGGTGGAGGATGGCGAGGCGCTAGACAAGGCGCTGCTGGTCTGCGCCGCCGTGGATGCCGGCAGGAAAAAGCCTGAAGACGCGCGCAAGGCGTTCATCGCCGCCGCGATCGAAGCGGGTCTCGACATCAAGGCGTAA